AAGAATTTACCATTAGATTTCTCCTGATAGGCATAATTCACAACAGTAAGATTAGCAAATGTATTAAAAAAGCTAGTCATCATACAACCAGATGGAACTCCTCTGCGTTGAAATCTTAGTTTAGTAGATTTCCAACAGAATGGTGTATAAACATAAAATGCTAAAAGGCATTTTAAATGCTCTGAATATTTTTTGGGTATGTAAATTGACAAAACAGAAAAGAACAAGCACCATAAAATTGATGGTACATGTGAATCCCACTGTTCGTAGTCAATAGAAACAATATTAGATTTTGATTGTCTTAAGTTATATATAATTTTGTCTGAAATACCAGATTTAGTTAATCCATAAGACGTTACAGGTTGAGATTGCTTTAATACATTATCAATACAGAAATTTAGTAAATTTCGTAATAATATACCTTCAATAAGCAAAACTCTAAATGAAACACCCCATACAGGACGAACCTTTTTTCTAATTTCTCTAAAATTACTAGAATCAAGAGTTTTCTTAACCTTATACTGAAATCTATGAAAGACTGCAGTAGGCTGAGATAAAATGTTTGCCAATGATGGATTGCCCATAAAAGCACTCGACCATTTTGTAGCATCCTTGATCGCAGCATCAGAATCTTTTCTCTTAAAGACTGGAAAACCAGAAGATGTATCTTTCGGAAACGAATCAATCGCTTCTGAAGTTGACATTTCTTCAAATTTATAATCTTCAGAAAAACCTAATTGTTCTGAAACTTTAATCGCAGATTTTATTAGAAAATCTATATTTATATTTTTCAACGACATTGGGTCATTTGAGAACGTATGGATTATACTTTCATCAACTTTTCTAACCTCATCAATTGTAAAATACAAATCTTTCGAAAATTCAAAACCAGTTGATCTTGAACAGTATTCGACATATGGTAAAAACGGCTTTGGAACTGCAACTCTATTCGCTGCTTTAGCCAAATCCGAGTTTTTTATAACTGAATTATTTTTCTCACGTTTTTCAACATAAGATAAGACACTTTTAAGAAAATTTCTATAATAAAAG